AGATTTCCAGCTAATTTGCTTTGATATGGTGTCTGAGCCGTCTACACCCGGTGCCTTTATGATGAATGAAGGAAAAAAGATATCTCAAAGAGAACTTGATAAGTTCTTTAACAAATCTGACAAAATAGATAGAGTTTTTAATGATATTTTATCATGGGAGAATAAATAATGGGAAATGAATGGAAAAACCCCAACCGTCCGGGCCCAAATTTCGTACCAGCATATCAAGCGTCGGGAATCCCTTATGTTACTTCGTCAAATGGGGATGAGATTGGAACAGTATCAAAGGTTATAAAGTTTCCGTCAGTTACAAGATTTTTTCAAGTTACAAACACATCAGCCCATCCGCTTAGAATTGGTTTTACAAAAAGTGGTGTTGAGGGGACCGGAGCAATATCTGGTTCCACTGTAGGCAAAGAAAATGATCCAGTTCATAAGAACTATTTTGTTATTTCTGGTAGTGGTGGAAATACGCCCACCTCGCTAAGACTAGAACTTAGATGCAAGGAACTTTGGCTTAGAAGAGATGCCGGAACCAATACCGGTTTTTCTTTGATAGCAGGACTTACTTCAATCCTGCCATCGGACTTTCCAACACTTTCCGGAAGCACAGGATTTAGAGGAGTAGGATAATGGCAAAGGTGACAAAAAACCAGCTTAAGGGAATTGTAAAAGAATGCTTAATAGAAATATTAAGTGAGGGAATCGGATCAAGAGGTACACCGCATATGCATGCTACTCAAGAAAAGTATCCTGTAAATGAATCCAGGGTAAGATCAAAGAAAAAGGTCCCTGCAAAGAGGAGCTCAAGTCTAGATAACATTTCATATAATACACCACCCGAGCCGAATAGAGAAGAAATTAATGCACTGACTAGTGATCCTCTAATGGCATCTATATTTGCAGATACACAAAGCACGACATTATCATCTCGGTCACAGGGTCGAGGATCTATGGTAGAAGCTGCTGCTCTGCAAGGTGATACAGCTGCCAGAGCAATGGCACAAAATGATCCCTCTGACGTCTTTAGCGATGCTGCGGGAAACTGGGCACACTTAGCGTTTTCTGAAAAATAAAAAATCTATTTTTGTTTTAGATTGTTTAGACAAAACTTTGTTTTACCGAATATATATTAACGTAAGACACAGGAGTTTTCATGTCTAAAAAGTCAATTAAACTTACACCTAGCATTCTTAGGAAAATAGTTCTTGAAGAAAAAAGTAAGGTTGAAAAAGAATTTGAATCTTCTGTTGAGGCAAAAGAAAAAGCCTGGGCCGGTGGAGATAATCTTGTTAATAAGATAGATTATATTAAAAAGCTCGGAATAAAAGAAGCAAAACTCGTCAGGCTTTTAAAAACTGTTAGAAAGGCCCGCACAGTTGCCAAGAGCACTGTTCTAAAAGAATTAAAATAGGATAAAAAAATGTCATCATCAAAACAAGCACTAACCACACCAATTGATCCAGGCTATACATCTGCCGTAGCTGGTATGAAAGGACATCGTGATGAAGATTCTCTTCGCGCAGCCTTTCCAGAAGCAGTAATCTTTCCAGCGGCAGCTCCTGCCTACACTGATGGCGGAGCACTAGGCATCGGCATTACTGCCCTCAATGGCGGTGATGCTGCTATACCTAGCTTTGTAACAGACCTGGGTGTCACAGGCGGCCAGATTAATGATGTAGGGTATATGTTTAGTTCATTCAACTTAAATTACAAAGGTTCCAGCGATGACCTCGTCCCTGTGATGTCCGAGGTAGTAGTCGGTGGTGGCGGTCTGCCAGCATCATCCTATGTTCCAAACCTGGCTTCCGTGGGTGTAGGCAATCTCGCAAGCCCATCAATGCAGCCCGAGTTTCCCGCAGAACACTTGCCGTCTGCCGGCACAGAGGTGGGAAGCGGTTTATCGGCAACATCTGATGATATGTCTCCGCATAACTCTTCAAACCAGATTGCAAGAAATACAATAGGTGGCTACATAAAAGGTAAATCTTGGCCTCCAGCTGGATAAAGTGGAAATGCTAGATGACTAAAAAAATAAAAGAAAACACTTTAGCTGGGTTTCGACCAGACCCGCGTCCTGGACGATTTGGATCTGTTGATACAGGCAAAGTCCCAAGAGGGAAATCAAGAGGTGATTACTCTGGTGGCGCTGGAAAGATGCAGACTGCTGCATCAACTTTTCCGTATATTGAATTAGAATTTGATGTAGAATCAGAAGGTGATGCTGAAGATGTTAAAAAAAGTATAGAAGATATGTTTGCAGATAATCCTAAACTTGTCGATAAAATTCAATCACGAATCGGTGGAATGAAATTTAAAAATGATCCAGGCTCAAAGAGTAGAAGCACATCTCGGACTAGCGGAAATAATAGAACCTTCCAGGGTGGAATTGCAGAGGCACTTCCCGGAATAATGGGAAAATCAAAAAAGAGTGGATCTACTAATATGGCTCCCTTTCCTTCTTCTGTTCTATATCCTAAGAAGAATAGAGGTCCTGCACTGGGTGGTGTATCTATGTCTCCGGCATCATATAGAACAGGCCCGGGAAAGATAAGAGTTAGAGATCCTGGGTCTTTACAGGGAAACTCTAAGGCTCCCAAGGTGGATTTTGACGATGGAGAAAGGGCTTATCATCTTGGCGATTTTGTAGACCCAGACCGCAGGGTTGTGCTAAGAGTAAGAAAGATGGTCAGGGATATCCTTTCAGCTGATAACAAGGAATAATTAAATCTTGTTAGAAATTTCCGGATTAGGAAGATAATTAAAGATGATAACACGAGGGCAATATGTCTACAAAGCTTTATGAAGAAGCCATCGCAGAAGCAAAGCAGCTTAGAAAGCTAGCAGAGCAAAATGCAAAAAATGCAATAATTGAAGCGGTTACACCTAAAATAAAGAATTTTATTGAAGGCCAGCTAATTGGTGATATATCATCTGGAAGCGATAGCGAGTCAATCATGGAAGACTTAGTTTCTGAAATGCTTGATAACAATTCATCCGGCTCTGATGTCGAGCTTTCTGAGACTGAGATTGATGCACTTATGGGACTTGTTACTGAGTCCTCACAAAAACAAGCATTACTTGGCCTAATTAACAGGGTAGACACTACCACTAAGGAGAAAACAATGGCAAGAAATACCCGAGGTGATTACCTTGAGATAGACCTGGATGACGACCTTTTAGTAGAGGGTGCTGCCGCCGGTGACACAGATGAATACTCACTTGAGGAAATCATTTCCATGCTTGAGTCTGGTGACGACGAAGACGACGATGTTGATGGTGAAGGCCTAGACATCATGGGAGAAGATGAAGATGAACAAGGCGGAGACTTTGATGAGCTTGGTCTTGAAGAGCTAGCTGAAGCTATTCTTCGTATGGAGCTTGATCTCGGTGATGATGTTGAACTTCCAGATGAGTGGGACGGAAGCGTCTCTGTTGAAGTTGCTGGCGAAGACGAAGAAGGCGCTGAGGGTGGAGATGATCTTGGTCTTGAAGATGAAGAAGGTGAGGATGCCGCCGCCGAAGATGAAGAAGGCGAGGATGAAGAGGAAGATGCCGAAGGTGGTGACCCCGACGACATTTTTGAGTCAAAAATGATTACAATTAGTGAGGCCGATCTAAGACGCGAGATTAGAAAAATTAAATCTGCGCTCAAGGCTGAGTCACTAACAAAGATTAAATCTCTTAATAAGAGATGGGCAACCACCATGCAAGAAACACTTGCTCGTGGTACCGGAAAAGAAAATTTAAAAGAGGGCCGCAATAATCGAGTCCTCCGCGGGCAGCTTGCCGAATACAGAAGAGCTACAAAATCTCTTCGTAAGCAGTTGACCGAGATGAACTTGTTCAATGCCAAATTGCTGTATGTAAATAAACTCTTGCAAAACAAGGGTGTTACAACAGGACAGAGACGCTCAATTATTGAGTCTATCGATAAGGCAAAGAGCTTGAGAGAAGTTCAGCTTCTCTATAAGAGCTTAACAGGTTCCATCTCAAAGTCTAAAACTCTGTCAGAATCGACAGTGAGGAAGACACTTGGATCTTCATCTAGGGTGATAAGAGGGGCGTCTCCGCGTCGCACCGCATCCACAGAAGTAGATCGCTGGGCCACATTGGCCGGTTTAAGTGAAAAAGACTAATTCAACATGCTTATAAAGGAGTAAAAAAATGTCAAAAAACTTTACACTAGAGCAGCTAACTGAAGGAATTAGGCAGCGCCACGTTGGTGCGAATAACAAGCGTTTGGTTGAGAAGTGGAGCCGTACAGGTCTTCTTCGTGGACTTGAAAATCAGTCCAGAGAAAACATGTCAACTCTTCTTGAAAACCAGGCTGCGCAGCTTCTTCGTGAAGCTAGCTCAGCGGGATCGGGTGGTACAAGCCCGTCAGCATCAGGTGACCTTCGTGGTTTCACCAACATTGCTTTCCCGATTGTTCGTCGCGTTTTCGGTGGTCTTGTTGCTAATGATCTGGTTTCTATCCAGCCCATGAGCCTCCCTTCAGGATTGCTTTTCTATCTGGATTACACCTACGGTTCATCCGTCGGCGGTGATTCATCTAATGGTACTGACGGTACGTATGGTAACACATACAAGTCCGGACAGTCAATCTACAACATGCCTACTGGTAAGGGTGTGCGCTCTGGTTCCACAGCAACAGGTGGTCAATATGACCTTGTTGGTTCTGGTTTTACAAGAGTTCACAAGAGCTTCGGAACATCAAATCTGAAGGTCCTCAACTGCGGCGCTTTCGGTACTAGTACAACTATGACTGAATCTCGTAAGCTTGCAGTTACAGGAACTGATGGTAAGTTGATCCAGTTCGACCCACAGGTTACTACAGCTATTGAGAAGGATCTTGAAAATGATTCCCTCGACGGTCTTGGTATCTGGGAAGCTATGGTTATCGATGTAACAGCAATGCCTTCTGGCGTTGATCTTTCGATGGCTAAAGATATTGTTATCTTTTCCCAACAGGGTGTAGGACTTAAGGAGCTTGGAAATGACTTCCAAGCAGGAGATCAAATTCTTAACCTTCGTCGATTGAATCAGCTTGGTACATACTCGGGCGGCGTGTTTACGTCTAACCCACTCGTCACAAGAAGCACAACTAACGCTGCACTTCTTATGATTGTATCAGGTGCATACTCACCAACCGTCGGCGGAAGCGGCATCACAGATGATGTTACTGCTCTCACTGGTTCTTATGTTGTTGCTGCTTCTCTCAATACTGATGATGACGGTTCTACTCTTACGATTCCTTCGTTTGAGTCTGACTTTAGCATCAACCCACCGACTCCAGTCATTCCCGAGATTGACATCAAGATCGAGTCGATCGCCGTAACCGCAGTTACTCGTAAATTGCGTGCCAAGTGGTCACCAGAACTTGCTCAGGACCTGAACGCTTACCACAGCCTCGACGCTGAGGTTGAGCTTACTCAGATCCTATCAGAGCAAATCGCTCTTGAGATCGATCGCGAGATCCTTAACGACCTCCTCACCGAGGCACAGGGCGCCAACTATTATTGGTCACGTGCTCCTGGTAAGTTCGTTAACAAGACAAACGGTTCTGAACAGACCCTCACAAGCACGCTTGCTGCAGGTCCTCAGTTCACGGGTACAGTACGTGAGTGGTACGAGACTCTGTCAGAGACAATCATTGATGTCGCTAACCAGATTCATCGTAAGACTCTACGCGGTTCCGCCAACTTCATCGTTGTTGGTCCCGATGTTGCTACCATTCTTGAAGCTTCTGTCCTCTACAAGCCTACTTATAAGCTTGATGGACAGGGTCAGGTCGGTCCTTCATTCTCGCTTGGAGCTGAGAAGGTTGGTTCCCTTTCAAATCGTTTTACGGTTTATAAGGACCCATACTTCCCACGCAACAAGATCCTTGTTGGTTACAAGGGAGGTTCATACCTCGAGAGTGGTTACGTATACGCACCTTACGTGCCGCTGATCGTTACGCCTACAATCTTCGCGCCAGAAGACTTCACCCCTCGCAAGGGAGTGATGACTCGATATGGTAAGAAGATGGTTCGCGCTGACTTTTACGGTACAGTTACTTGCATGGACATGAACATTATTTAAGTTCTAGTCCTTCGTGACAAAAACTAGGGCACCTCTTCGGAGGTGCCCTTTTTATTTTTTATATTATCTAGATACTTATTCTATATAACTGTGGCTAGTAAATGAAGATGATTGATATAATGCTTGAGTGGAGACAGTATGTCTTTGAGTCTGAAGAGATGGGCCAGGATAGTGAAGAAATAGAAACAACCTACCCAGAAACAGTTGCAATGGCACATCACTATCATAGGGATCAAGTTAGAAGATCATCCGGAATGCCGTATATTCAACACCCAAAAGAAGTTGCCGCAATTATAAAGAAATATTATCATACACTTCAAACTGTATCACAAGATGAATTTTCCCAAATGATGAATGTTGCACTTTTACATGATACAATTGAAGATGCTCATAAAAATTTACCAAACGATCTTGCTAGATCAAAGAGAAAACTAGACTCTCTTCTTGCTCAGGGATCAATATCACAAGAATCATATGCACAAAGAATGAGTCAAATCAAACAAGATGCACAAGTAAGAGTTATGCATGATATAGGTTCTGAACACGGTATTAATATTTTAAATGATGTGCAGTCTTTAAGCCATGATGATTCAATGACATATGAACAATATGTTTCTGCAATATCTGGTGATTCCATATTAATAAGGGTAAAACTAGCAGATATGCTACACAATTCAAGTGATTTATCACCTCCGGAAAATTGGGATCCTGACGCAGCTGTTTGCAAAGATAGCTTAAAAGGCTGGGAGAAATACAGATGTGCGCTACTAGGTCTTACTGCAATTTATAATGGTAAACCAAAGCCCATATCTGACCCTCACTGGGATGCTCTGAAAAAAGCGTTTAATTTATAACCACAACATAGTAAAATATGTTATATTAGTATTGATAAATGGCAAGTACAACAAAAAACATAAAAAATGAAAGGCTAACAAGCCGCTACATGGCACAGGAGGCAGAGTCTATCATGGGCCCTGCTACTAAAGAAGAGCGACTTAGCAAGCCCTACTGGGAAGGTGAAACTTCCAAACAGTTAGAACCTGCAAAATCAAAAGAATACTTAGAAAACACAACAACTGGAGCTATTAATAGCATGGAAGACGAAACCAAAGAAGAAATATCACAAGCGCAGCCTGCAGGATCAGATTTTGACGATTTTGATTTTGTAGATCATTATGGCGAAGAAACATTGGATAATTCAGATGATCTCTTGCCAGATAATAGTGCACCATCCGCAATTAGTTGTGGATTTGTAGGCGTCGGCGGCGGCGGCGGAAAGATGGCAAAAGCTTTTCTGGACCTTGGGTTCAATAAAACACTTCTTATTAATACAACAGAGAAGGATCAACCTGAGGGTATCTTGCCGGAGCATTTTCTATTACTTGAAGGTGCTGACGGCGTCGGTAAGGACGTAGATCTTGGAAAAAGAGTTCTGTCTGAGAACAGCGCAGTTGTTGAAAATACACTTAGAAGCAAGTTTGGAAAGCTTGATT